GAAATGCTGGCGCTTGAATTTGAAGAATTGGAACTTGATGGTTTTGATCTTGCGCTGACAGGCTTTGGTGAGGATGAGATAGATGCGCTTAAACCAGAGCAGGTGACCGAAGGCTTAACGGATGAGGATGCGGTTCCCGATGTGCCGGAAGAACCAAAAACTAAACCCGGTGATATATATCAACTTGGCAACCACCGGCTTATGTGCGGCGATAGTACAAGCATCGATGCGGTTGATAAGTTAATGCCAAATGAATATGCCGATTTAGTTTTTACTGATCCACCATACAACGTGGCATATAGCGGTCGAGGGGAAAATAATTTAGGCAAAATCAAAAACGACGATATGTCAGATGATCAATTTGAAGATTTTTGCAGAGGATTTTTTGGATGTTATTTTGCAAAAATGAAACCATTGGCTTGCATTTATGTTTGTCATCCAGATAGTCAATCAGCGCCAAAATTGGCATTTGAAAAAACTTTTGCAGAAAAATTTAAAAAATCCAGCACTTTAATATGGTTAAAACAATCTGCTGGCATGGGTTGGCAAGATTATCGAGCGCAACACGAACCAATTTTGTATGGATGGAAAGAAGGAACGGGAAAACACTTTTATTGTGGTGATCGAGCAAAAACGACAATTTGGAAAATTGGTAGAGACGCACAAGCCAAATATGTTCATCCAACGCAAAAGCCAGTTGCTTTGCCTGAAGAGGCAATTAACAACAGCAGCAAAGGCAAAGATATAGTTTTGGATTTATTTGGCGGTTCTGGCAGCACTTTAATTGCTTGCGAAAAACTTGGTCGCTCAGCTAGATTAATGGAACTTGATCCAAAATACTGCGATGTTATTGTTAAGCGGTGGGAAGATTTTACTGGCAAGAAAGCAGAGTTAATTAATGGCAGCGCATAACAAACTACCGCCAGAGGTTCACGCAGTTCATGGCAGCAAAGGCATGAACGCCGGGATCATCATGCCGGAAAAATTGAAGGCGCGAATTCCGTTTGCTGAGTGGGCAAGCCAACCGGAGTTATTTACTAAGCAGCGATTTGTTGACGAAACCGCAAAGTATTTGTTTGATGTTTATGGCATCGGCACCGATCAGGATCGGCACACGCTAATGATGCTGGCAGACCAGATGCAAACATATATCGATGCTAGGTCGCAACAGGACAAGCATCCGCTGGTGGTCAAAATCAACAACGGCAAAACCCTTGCGCCAAACCCTTATATTGCTATTGCAAATAAGGCAATGGAAAACTGCATCAAGATTATGAACGAATTGGGGCTTACGCCCAAATCCAGATTGGCAGCTAACAAGCTGGAAGATGCTTCGCCATTGGCTGATTTCCTGAAGGGTTGGCAGCCGCAATGAAATGGCAAGATGGCGTCATCTACGCCAATCAAGTGGTGAAGGGTGAAATCTTAGTTTGCCGCAACGTGCTGTTGGCGTGTCAACGATTCCTCAATCAACTAGAAAATAAAGAATGGGAATGGGAATTTCACCCGGCAGCGGTTGACCATTTTATTAAATTTGCATCATTGCTGCGCCATGCAAAGGGCGCGGATGCAGGCAAGCCGCTAGTTCTCGAACCGTTTCAAATTTTGCTGATCTGCGGCATCTATGGCTTTTGGTCTAAAAAGGACAAAGGCAAGCGGATGACCACCGATGTCATTGTGTACATTCCTCGCAAGGCAGGCAAATCAACGCTCATCGCGGTTATTGGTTTGTATGAGTTGATCTTTGGCGAAAAGGGTTCCGAGGTTTATACACTGGCAACAAGCCGGGATCAGGCAAGCATCGTATTCACATCGGCGGTCGGCTTGATCGAATCCATGCCGCAAGAGGTTGCCGGGTTGTTCAATGTGCAAAAAATGCACATCACCAAACTTGGTGATTCGCAATCAATGTTCAAAGCATTGTCGCGGGATACCAAGAAAACCGGCGATGGCTTAAACCCATCATGCGCCATCATCGACGAAGCGGCGCAGATCATTGACCGGAACTCAATTGAGGTTTTGCATTCGGGCATGGTGGCGCGAAAGAATCCGCTGCGCATCTACATTACCACCGCCAGCTTTACAAAAGATACAAAGTTTTATGAAGATTTGTTGATGTTTCAATCGATGCTATCGGGCGAAGCGCCGGACAATCCGCGTTGGTTTGGTCTGCTGTACGGGCTTGATCCGCAGGATGATTGGCGCGATCCGCTGATATGGGGCAAAGCAAATCCGATGCATGGCATATCGGTATTTGAAGAAGCTATCGCGGCAAGGGCTGAAGAAGCTAAATACAAACCGGCAACGCTTAACGAATTTCTTTGCAAGACGCTAAATGTTTTCGTAAGCGCAAATTCGGCTTGGATCGACCGGTCGCACTGGGATGAATGCGGTGCGCCGGTGGATACCAGAGAACCGGAAGCAGTGTTTATCGGTTTTGACTTGGCGGCAACGCGAGATTTGAATGCGGTCTGCACTTTAAAGCGATATGGCGAGGATGACTTTTTTGCCGAGTGGAAATTCTTTTTGCCGGAAGATGCTTTAGGGTATGTGCCGCAGCATTACCAAGACATCTTTAGAAATGCGAAAGATTCTGGAATCTTGCACTTGACGCAAGGCAACGTAATGGATGATCGCGAGATCAGCGAATACATCAAGCAGCAGGCAGGCAAATACGATATTAAGGAAATTGGCTACGATGCATACAACGCTGCAAGCTTAATTGCCCGATTGCACGATGATGCTATGCCGGTCAAAAAGGTCGGGCAAGGCATGGCGGTATTAAGCAACCCATCGAAGCATTTGGAAAAGTTAATTCTAGGCAAGAATATCAAACACAATGGAAATCCATTCTTAGGTTGGCAGCTTCAGAATTGCGAAGTGTATGAAGATGTGAACGGAAACATAAAAATTCGTAAGAATGAAGCGGATAAATCCGCGAAGGTTGATGGTATTATCGCGCTCATTATTGCAATCCATTGCTCATTGGATCATCCAGTGGATCATGGCAATTATGGATTCCGCACATTTTAGGGGCGAATGTTATGGGAATGCTTGACATCTTTAAGCGCAATTCGGTTGCCAAAGCTGAAAGCAATACGCTATTTGGGCAGACAACACTAGGCAACAATGTACTGCGGAATATCGGATCAACATCCGCATTCCAGCAAATGTTGTATGTCACGACATCAAGCGCAACCCAAGCCGGGCGCACCGTCGATATGTCGGTGCTATCGCGCAATTCGACCGTAATGGCTTGCCTTGCAGTTAAAGCAAGGGCGCTATCGCAACTGCCGGTGCAGATCATGGCGTACAACGCCAACGATGAGTTGGTCAACGCTTGCCATGATCCGTCGATTGGGCAGCGCGACAAAATTAAAGCGCGGCAAGTTTATAGCCTGCTGGCAAACCCGAATAACTTCCAAAGCCAATACGAATTCTGGTATCAGTTTTCCATGTGGCTGGATATGGCAGGCGAATGTTACACAGTATTTTGGCGCAAGGATCAAAACAAATCCGACCAAACGCCATTGGAAATGTACATTCTTGACGCAACGCTAATCACAACACAGCTTACCGAAACACGCTACCCAATGTATCGGCTTGCAACGCCAAGCTATGGATTTTCAAAAGATGCACCGCTGGAGTATTGGCAGGTAATGCATATGATGGAAATGGGCTGGCAAGGTTCGGGCGGCTGGAACAAAGGCACATTGCTTGCCGAGTTGGTTGGCTTGGATCAGGATATTGATCTTTACGCAAACTATGTAATGCAGAACGGTGCCAAGCCATCCGGGTTGTTTGTGACCGATCAGGTTATTCCTGATTCCAAATACAAGGAAATCGCAGCGCGTCTAAAAGAAGGATGGTCGCAACTTACCGGCTCACGCCCGACCGATCCAAGCAAGCCCGGACAAGGGATGCTCCTGGACAACGGCATGAAGTATATGCCGGTCGATATGCTGACAATTCAGGATGCCGATGTCGCCAAGTTGAAAGAACAAACCATGAAGCGGATTTGTGGCGTGTTTGGTGTGCCACCGCAAATGATCAGCGTGGGTGAGAGTAAGTTTAATAACACGCAAACAATGCTGGATGAATTCTACAAAAGCACGATGGCACCGTTGCTGACTAATGTAGAACAAAAGCTAAAAATGAGTTTGCTGCAAGGTTATCCAAACTTATACGTTCAATTCCAGACGGACAATTTCCTGAAGGGTGCGCCACTTGACCAAATGAATTATTCTGTCGCTGGTGTCAACGCTGGAATTTTGACACCAAACGAAGCGCGAAAATATTTGGGGCTTTCGGAAATTGATGATACGATTGCCAAAACGCTAGTCAATAAAGGCGGCAAATCTGAGCCGATTCCGGGTTCATCACCACAAGACACAGGCGGCGGCGGCAATACCAGTTCGGTCGGCAAGACGGGGCAAAATGGGAAAGCTTAAACCTGATCAGCAGCGGCAAAAGCAGCAGCAAGCCGCAGACAAAATAAAACAAGCCGCAGATAAGCGCACAGCAAAGCCATTGCAACTGAATGGAATGCAACAAAAAAGGGTGATATTCCATGACTAAAAACGTGACGTTTTTCTTTGAATCGAAGGTTGCGCTTGGCATATCTGCCGACGAATCTGCCGACAACGCAGGCAAGATTGAGGCGATGCTAACGACTTGGGGTGCGCGTGAAGGCGCAGACGGTCGCAGATTCAATTATCAGGCAGCGCCATTTCAGGCATGGGCAAAAGAGTTTGCCGCTGCTGGCAGACCACTGCCAATGTATTTTCAGCACAATGATCAATCGATGCCGGTTGGTCAATGGGATGAATTCGAGTTTACCGATGAAGGCATGATCGGTCGCGGCATGATTTACACCAACACTAGCGCCGGGCGTGATCTTTATACAATCATGAAAGAATCGCCCATGATGGTTGGCGGCGTTTCTGTTGGCGCATACGCTGACGAATATTGCATGGTCGATGCTGAAGGCAATATGTTGGATGCCGGAATCGATGCCGACGAAGAAGGTTATTTCAGCATCACAAAAGGTGGATTGGCAGAAGTGTCAATCGTGATGCAACCGAATAACCCAATGGCGAATATCAGCAAGTTGGAATTTTTCCGTTCAGATGGTTCAGCGGATTTAAAAGTATTTGAGAAGGCTCTGCGCGAAGTGGGGTTTAATCGAAAGGATGCGACAAAAGCCGCATCCGTATTTGGCAAGGCAATGGGCAAGCGCGATGCAAAACCCAACACTGCCGAACCGACTACCGAAACGCGAGATGCTGATTCGGGTGCGGCTAAACAATTATTGTCTGTTTTAGAATTGCGTGAATTAAACAAATTACTTGATAAAAAACTAGATAAATAATCATGCCAATAACTATTGTAATTGGTTCGCCTTGTTCTGGAAAATCAACATGGGCAAAATCCGAATCAAAAAACAATGATGTTGTTGTTGATTATGATGAATTAGCAAAAGCATTTGGTTCAAAGGTTGAGCATTCTTCAAATGGTTCTATTCGAACGGTTGCATTAGCCGCTAGGAAAGAAGCAATAAAAAGAATATTAACTGGAATTGAAAATGATGCTTTTATAATTCACACAAATCCTACTGATGAAGCAATTGATTCTTATATTGAAGCAGATGCAAAATTTGTTTTAATAAATCCCGGTAAAGAAATTTGTTTGCAAAGGGCAGAATCAAGACCAGAAGGAACAAAGGAAGCAATTGAAAAATGGTTTAATAATCCACCATCGATTATTGATGAGCTAGGATTACAACCAATTAAAACAGAATCAAGTAATGAAAAAAATTTACAAAATTTATTAAAAGAGCGAGAATTGTTGAAAATCCTAAACTCTAGATTAAAGGTCATATCATGAAAGAAGTAATCGAAAAACTTGATTCCATCGAATCGAATCTGCAACAAAAAACCGAAACTATCGTTGCCGAAAAACTGGCCGAAGTTTCTACTTCTGTTGAAACTGCCAAAGCAGAATTTGCCGAAAAAGTTTCTGCGCTTGAAGCAAAGGTCGCACAAATTCGTGCGCCCGAAATCGTTCGTGCAAACAAGGGCATTCAGGTTGACGTTAATCGTCGCGTTCGTGAATCGCTGGCTCAGTTCTACAAATCAAACGCTCGCGTTGAGAAAGAACTGAAACTGTTTGAAGATGCTGCGCAATACGATGCATACATGAAAGAAGCATCGCTTCTGACCGGCGGCGGTAACAATCAGGGTGGTCGCACCGCCTATGATCCAGTGTTCGCCCCGTTGCGTCTTGCAAACCCAATGCGCCAAATCTCGCGCCAAGTTGCAACCGATGGTTCGTCTTATCAGTTCCGCGCAAAAGTTGGTAACGCCGGTGCAGCATGGGGTTACACCATTCAAAACAACGGTGCAACAACTACTGAAGATACAACGATCTGGCAATTGGTGCTGCAAGATTTGAACGCACAGTTCCCAATTCGTACTGCGGCGCTGGATGACATCGACGGTCTTGAAGCAAATGTCGTTTCCGATATGCTGCTGGAATTCTCGCAGTCTGAAGCATTGTCGATGGTTCAAAACAATGACCAAGCTGCACAATCTGGCACAAACCCATACGGCGGCACCAACGGTCTGCGCGGTCTGGATCAGTACGCAGGCGCAGCGGCAACCTATGCAGGCGGTTCGGTAACTACCGCAGCATTCGGCAACAGCGGCACCGGCAGCACTTCCGGTCTGCATTCGCTTGCAACCTACGACCAGTTGACCACCAACGGCAACACTGTTGGCGCAAGCAATATCACTTACAAAGACGTGGTGAACTTCATCTATTCGCTGCCACAGGAATACTGGACACCAGACGCCAAATTCATGATCAACCCGGTTTTGCTACAGCAGATTCGCGGTCTGGTTGATGATCAGAAACGCCCAATCTATATTGATGGTTTGGCGCGTGAAGATGGCATCGTCGGTACGCTGTTGGGCTTTGATGTTATTGTCAACAAGTATTGCGACACACCATCGCAACTGACCACTGGTTCGGCTGGTACTAACAGCTTGTATCCAATGTATTTTGCTGATTGGACACGCTTCCACACTACCGTTGATCGTCTGTCGATGGTAATGCGTCGATATGACCAGACGTTGCCGGGCTTTATCACCTTCTTTGGTGAAAAACGTCTTGCAACTTCGGTGGTCAACCCGTTTGCTGGTGTGCGCTATCGTTCCACCGGCACTGCAACCTAATCAAGCGGCTTCCCCGGTGGCGTGTGCTGCCGGGGTTTTTTGCTGATCTTAGGAATGGAAAAAAATGAAAGCCAACGAAAAAATCATTGCAGGTATTAAACAGACGCTAGAAACTGGCGATAAAGTAACCATTGATTTGCGCGAAGCATCCGCACTTACTGGCAGTGGTTCAGGCGTTGGTGGTCGTACATATTTTGATGATGTGTTTGCTGCGTATCGTTATGCAAACCCATTTAGAAAATTTGCTCGCAATATTAAAACGCCAAATATGTCTGACGTTCAATTTGTAGCAAAGACAGGTAATGCAGCAAACAGCACAAATCCTTTTGGATATGTGTTTACGCCTGATAGTGGTTCACCAAACATTAACACTAGTATTTGGCAATTGCCGACTAGAGTTATAACAGCGCAATTCCCAGTTCGTACTGCTGTGCTATCGGATGTAAACGGATTAGAAGCAGAATTGATTGCAGATTTGGCACTTGAATTTGCGCAGCTTGAAGGCGCATCGATGGGCTTGAACAATGATCAGGCAGGCAGCACAACAACCAGCACCGGCGCAACTTTAGGCTTGCGCGGTCTGAACAGCTATCCCGGCGCAGCAGGCGCATCGTCGGCGTTTGGTACTAGCGGCACCGCAATCACTAACGGTCGGCATACGATTGCAACCGTAGGTTATACAAGTGGACAACTTGAACATGAAGTATTAGTTGATATGGCTAATGCTTTGCCTAGTCAATATTGGGCATCACCTACTACTGCATGGATGATGCATCCATCTGCTATTGTTGCTTTGCGTAATTATGTTCATGGTGGCATCAATCAAGCTAGTTATGCGTTTTTAGAAACAGGTGCGGATAATGCAGGCACATTAACTCATGTATTTGGATTCCCCGTAATACCAAATCCTTATCTTGATGCAATTGGTACAGTAGGAAATAAATCTGTTTACTTAGCTGATTGGGCTAGATTCTTAACTATTGCTGACGTAGAAGAAATGACTATTCAAGCTATGGAACAGACGGCTCCCGGTTTTGTGACAATGTATGGCGAAAAACGTATGGTATCAACTGTTCGTGACCCATTTGCAGGTGTTCGTTCTATTGAAACTTAAAAATTATGGCATCTCAAGAAACAGGTTTAGGATTCGTTCAACTTGCGCCTACGCGCAATCCTTTCAATTACGATTGGTTTGAACAGACTAACCGCAATGTTTCGACGGGTTGGCTAACGCTTGCTGAAATCCGCGAACAGTTGAATTTGTATTCTGATACTTCGCAGGATACCTATTTGACATCGCTGGAATTGGCGATTCGCATGGCAATCGAAGATTATCTCGGTTCGCCCATTGTGTCGGTGCAATACAAATCTTACTATGGCGTGTCGGCTTTGTACGGTTCGCCACTGTCGCTGGATTTGCCGCAAACATCGCAGGGCGGCGTTACGATTAACAGTGTGCAATATTACAATGACGCAACGCCAACGGTGCTAACAACCGTTTCGCCTGCTGATTATTATTATGATCCGACCGGTCGCAAGGTCATTTGTTCTGATTTGCCAACCAGCATTAATCCGCAAATGACATCGCCGGTAATTGTGACTTATACGCTAAGTGCATCACCATTTGCAACATATCCAATTGTGAAGCAGGCAGGGCTTTTGTGGTTTACGCACTTGTACAACAATCGTTCGGCGGTTGGTTCTACGGTCGGACAGTTGGCGCAAATCCCTATGGGTGTGGATACGCTGTTGCGCCCGTATAAGCCGCTGGTGATGTAATGGTCGCAAGATATGAAGAAGCGCAAGTGTACACATTGTCGTTTGCGACATCCGCATACGGCGATACGGTAACGACGAAAACATTAAAGTTTCAAAGTAAGCCGGAAATCAAAGAAGTAAAAAACGATGTTCGGATTACTGATAAATATCGAGTGTATGCAGGCCTGATTTATTTTGTGTTTAACTTCACGCCATTCACACGCGATATGTACGACAACCAGAATTTGTATTCGATCATTTGGCGCGGTAACGATTGGCGAATTGACAGCGTGACAGAATCTAATGATCGGCAAAAAGTGACGTTTTTATGTTACCGCAATGATCCATCGACACAGGTATAACAATGGCGGGGCAAAACAACCCAAGTAATTATGCGGTGGCAATCCAAGCGCAATTGACTGCCACAGCTTCGCCGGTGCCGGTATATGGATCATTTAACAGGAACTTTGCAACACAGCAAAAATTTATAACTTGGAATCTGCGCAATGTGCATCAACCAGTTTATACAGGCACAACGCAATCGGTAAAAGGTATTGATCGACCGATATTCCAAACCAATGTTTATGCTGGCACATTGCAAGATGCATTCAGCATAGCAAATACGATAATACAAGCATTGCATGGATACAGCGGGCAGTTTGGTGGTGTTGGTGGATTTTATGTAAGCAAGATTGATATCGATTGGCTTTTTAATACTTTCGACAATGATATCGGCTTACATTCGATTTACTTAGATTGCACAATGGATATTCCGACATAAAATAAATTTTTAACTTTTTTGAGGAATTAAAAAATGGCGCTTCCAAATAAAGTATTGCCGGGTTTCTCGGCTGCACTATATTGCCAACCAACGGCAACACCGACACCACTTACAGTTGCGCAATTGTCTTTAGTGGCAAGTGTTTCGCCGATTGCAGTATCGGGCAACCTGCTGCCGGTTGAGGCAATTCCGGCGTTTGGTCAAGATGACGCAGTGGCAAATTTCTCGGTTGCTGGCGCTCGGCAATCGGACAAAATCCCAACGCAATCGGCACCGACTTCGCTTTCAATTACTGCCGCTTGGAATCCAGCGGATACTAACCTGCTGCTAATGCGCGGCGATGCTTACAGTGGCGTGATTGATCGCACATTTGTGATTGCTGCGTTTGATGGCTCGAATGTGGTCTACTATGCTTTTAATGGCCGAGTAAGCCAATTCCAGATTGACGCGCAACCCGGCGCAGAGGCAAAGTGCATATTCACGATTCATCCTCGCGGCGGTCAATACGGCTGGTCGAATAACGCTTAACTAGGAAACAATCATGGCTATTCCGAATAAAGTATTGCCGGGTTTTAGTGCATCGTTGTTTATGCAATCGGCTGCAACGCCAACACCATTGACCACTGCAAACTTGTCGGTATGGACTGCGCAAGTTGCGGCGATTGTTGGCACTTCTGCAAACGGCACCGGCGTAAACGGTGTGCTGGTTCCGGTCGAAGCGATTCCGGCATTTGGGCAAGATGATGCGGTAGCAAACTTTTCTGTTGCCGGGTCGCGCCAATCAGATAAGATTCCAACGCAGTCTGCGCCAACATCGCTATCGATTACCGCAGCTTGGAATCCAGCGGATGCGGCGCTGCTGCAAATTCGTGCGGATTCAGAAAGCGGCGTTGTAGATCGCACATTTGTGGTCGCTGCTGTTGATGGTACAAATACAATTGCTTATGCATTTAACGGGCGTGTGTCGCAGTTCCAAATTGATGCGCAACCGGGTGCTGAAGCAAAATGCATCTTCACAGTGCATCCTCGCGGCAATCAATACGGCTGGTCGAACAACTAAAACAATCGCCCCTTCGGGGGCTTTTTTACATGAGAAAATATGACAACACAAATCAACAACAACGGCGATTTGCTTGGGTATTTGCTTGAGCAATCGCTGATCGCCCCTAAAAGCTGGTTTGGCTTTCCACAGCAAAAGCTTACCGGCATCGCATTGGTTCACGCAATCGCGACGAATCATGCCGACAAAATGTCACCTTCGGAAATTGTTCAATATGTAATGGATTTGAACAATGAAATATACAACGGCATTATCAAAAAAGGATAAGACATGAAACTTGGTGCAACGCTCAATATTAATCCTGACAACATCCGCATTCGCGAATTCACAATGGCGGGGCAAAAGCTTCGGGTGCGTGTTCCGCTGGCTTCCGAGATGGAAGCAATTTCCAAAGCGGTGGATGATGCCGAATGGCAAGCCAAATTTGAAAGCTTGAAAGAATCGTTTAGCAGCGATCCGGATGCGGTTATTGAGCAGGCCGAAGATGATGTATTGGTCAACGGCAAATCAATCAAAGAACTTGCAATCATGTCGGCAAAGACCGAGGAACGAATTGTTCAAATGGTTCGCTTGCTGGTGCCTACAATTGAAGGCTTCGACATGAACAGAATTAGCTATGCCGATGTTGATGAAGAATTTCCGTTTGCGGTGCAGATCGAGTTGATGAAGAAAATTGCGGAAGTAATTTCGCCGGGATATGAGGAAACGCGAAAAAACTGATTGGGTCATTGCGTTTGCAGGCTCGCGCTTATATGCTTGCGCATGGGGCGAATCCGGATGCAATGACAGAAGAAGATTTCGAACTGGTGATGGTGGCGCTTAATGATGGGTTGATTGGGAACAAAGTTGTAATCAACACATTGGGATACTTAACAACGGCAGTGTTTAACTATATGCGTTCACAAAATGCGCCGAGTTATTCACTACAAGGAATCCTGGGAATTATGCACGATTACATATACAAGCCATTATCGGATGAGGAAAAGCGGCAGATGGCGAACCAGCGATTGCTTGAGTTTATGACGATGAAACCCGGTGCGCCAAATTTTCTAAAGGCAAAAAATGAGAATTGAAACGTATGGCTTTGATGACTTTGATGCTGTCTTGACAGAGATGGGCAAAGACTTTGGCTATACGGATGTGAATAAAAAGGTATTGATACCGGCGTTGCGCAATGCGATGAAAATAACTTTGCCGTATGCCAAATCATTGGCAAGGGCAAACACTGGCGAGATGCGCAACAGCATTACTGTCGAAGCAAGGCGACCAAGTGACAGAGATAAAAAATCAAAATACATTTACGACACTGATGCAGCAATTGCAATTCTATCAGTGAAGCAATCGAAGGTATCATTAGGCGAAGAATTTGGAACGGCAAAAAGAGCAGGGCAACCATTTATTCGCCCGTCTTTGGAAGCAAACCAATCAACAATTTTGCAAACTTTGTCGGATGAATTGCAGAAAAAAATTCAACGCTATCAAAGCAGAAATTCTAAGGATACAAAGAAATGAACGTCATTGCGCGGCTTGGGGCTATTCTTGGTCTAGATTCTAAAGATTTTGTAAAAGGCGTTGACGCTGCGCAACAGAAAAGCAAAGAATTTAAAAAGCAATTAAAAGAAACGCAGCAAACCATCGAAGGAATGAAAACGGCATTTGCGGCTGCAAGTGCTGCATTTGTTGCGTTTGCTGCTGCTGCGGTTCACGCTGCCGATCAAGTGGTTGATCTTGCCGATGCCAACGAAACCACAATTGGCAAAGTGCTGGAATTGAAATATGCGCTTGTTACTTCGGGCGGCGATATTTCAAAGCTTGGTCAATTTTATTCCTCATTCACAAAAGCAATTGATGGCGCTGCGCAAGGCAGTGACGCGTTGCGCGATTCGTTTGCTGCGGTCGGCGTATCAATCAAAGATATTGCTAGATTAAGCCAAGATGAATTGCAGAATAAAACGCTGCGCGGCTTGGCACAAATTGATGACCAAGTGCGCAGGAATTCGCTTGCGTTTGAATTGTTTGGCAAAGCCGCAAAAGGCGTTAATTTTCAAGCAATGGCAGGCAATGTTGATCAAGCTGCTGGCGCATACGATAAACAAGCGCAAGCTATTAGGGCGGCAGCGGATGCGGTTGGAAAGCTTGAGTTGCTGTTTGGCGATATGCAATTGGCGGCGCTGACTGCCATCAAACCAGTGACCGATCTTATTAGTAGGATTCCTGCTGAAAGCCGAGTGGAAGCATTAACCAAAGCATTTGAAGCTTTAGGTATTGCTATGAGTGTTGCGTTTGGTGTTGCTGCGGTTAGTGGGGTTGCAAAATTAGCGACTGCATTGCGCACATTAGCGGTCACAAATCCGTGGTTGCTTGCTTTAACTGCCGCTGGTGGCGCTGCGGCTTTTGTTGGATTGGATAAGCTTTTTGGTGGCAAGCCAGATGACATAAAACCAGAAGAAAATAAAAACGTTCCAACAAGTTCGGCAAATAGAAATATTGAAATGTCGCAACGCGATAAAATAATTGAAAAATATAATGCTCAAATAAAAATAGTAAAAGATTTAGCAGACCAAAAAAAATGGGCTGCTGAATGGGATTACAACAACACAAAACGTCAAATTGAATTAGAAAAAGAAAAATTTGCTTTAAGCACAAATGAATACGAACGAAGAAGGTTAATAAATGAACTTGCCGATAGGGATGCTGATTTATATAAATCGCGTTTGGAAGAAATGCAAGCGGCAAAAAGAGATTTGGAATTGGCTCCTGCCGAAGAACAAAGGCAAGCAAGAAAATTATATGATGTAAAAATCAAAGCTATTGAAGATGTATACAACACGCAGCAAAAATATTTGGACTTGGAAAACGAAGCAAGAATTAGAAACTTTGATGCCGAAGTGCAGCGCCAAAATTCGTGGGCTGCTGGTTGGGATCAGGCTTTT